CGTCAGCGGCTTGGGCGGCAGGATCAGGCTGCCGGGATCGCCACTTTCGCCACCGACAAGAGCGGTCTCGCCAAGCGCGAAGACATCCTCGGCGATCCTGAGGCGCACGCCATTGGCGCGCCCGTCGCCATGGTCGATTTCGACGATCCGAACCACGACGCCCTCAAGCCCGCGCCGGGGATTTGACAACACGATCACGTCGCCCGGATCGAGATTGGCACCGATACGGGAAACGGTGATCTCGCCCGACAGGATCGGAGCGGAGAGCGCCCGCAGATCGCGTTCGGCGACCCGCACCGCAAGGGACTCGAAACGAATGCCTGGATAATCGACCGTCGCGCTGACCACCTGACCGAGGTCCTGGACAAGAGCCGTGTCCGTCACGCTGACCGATCCGGTCTGGTCGGTGCGTGCGTCAGAAAACTTTGCGGTGACGCTGTTGACGAGATCAGCGGCCTCGCGGCGGCCAAGTTCGCCCCAGTCGACGACATTGGTCTCGTCGAAGACCGGCAGAGTCTCGGGATCATAGTCGGCGCGGATCAGGCGCAGCTCCCAGCGACCCGAGCGACGATCAACATAGAGATAGGCGTCGATGTGCTTCAGCACGTCGGCGATGAAATCCTCGATGGTCGACTCCCGCTGCCAGAGCAGCGACAATCCGAAACCCTCGGAAAAGAGCGCATCGGCGGCGTTGGCGAAACTGGGTCCGATGTCCGAAAACGTGTGGCCAAGGCCCCAGTCCCCGTTGGTCAGACACTCCCGGATGATATGGGCCGGGTTCATGTCGGGGCCTTGCCCGAAGGCTGCGCGCAGCGAGGCGACCAGTGCATCGGGATCGCCGGGTGGCACGACAGGCACGCCGTCAACAGGCGTGTTGTCGATCTGGGCGGTGGCGCTGGTATCGGAGAGCGCGATGTTGAAGGCGAAGACATCGATCTCCGAGATGCCTGCGAGCGTTGCGATCGCGGTCTGCAGGGTTGAGGCCGGGCTCGGTTCACCGTCGGTGACGAAAATCAGGATGCGGCGTTTGCCGCCCGCGCCGTTGAAAAACGCCCCTGCCTGGCTGACCGCGACCCCGAAATCCGTTCCGCCGCTGACGGAGCTTGAAAGCGCGTCGACCCAATCCTTGAGCTCGCCGTAGGCTGTGGCATCAGCATCGCGCCGCAGGATCGTACCGGACACGGTGGAGTTCCAGGTGACGATCTGGACGTCGTTCGGCTCGAGCGCATTCTCGCCGATCTCTTCGACCAGACGTGAGACAGCGGCGATCTGCGCCGCCATTCGCGATCCCGACATCGAGCCCGAAGCGTCCATGGCGATGTAGATTGCGGCATCCCCGATCCGCACCTCGGGTACGATCTGCGCCTTCTCGGGATACCATTGCGGATTGCCGTCCTCGGCCTTCAGGATCCGCGTCAGGCGGACCGACCATGGCTTGAGGTAGGGATTGAGGCCGAGGAACACCTGCCGCAGCACAAGCGAGCAGATGCCGCGATAACCGGGCACATCAGCCCCCGCATTGGCGGCGAGATAGTCGTTCTGTGCCTGGCTCGGCGCACCCATCAACACGTCGATATCGCCAACAATGCCGCCTTCGCGCTTCTCACCGCCGAAGAGATCGGGCTTGTTGATCCGAATGCGCCCGCCTGCTGCACCGCCGTTGAGGCTGGGCACGCTGGCCGCATCCGACACCGCCACCGATTGGGCTGTGAAGGCAGTGGCGGCGGGCTCGACGAGCCAGGTAGTGATTCCAGTGCCCGCATCATAGCTAACGGCCTGAACCGTCACGGTGCGGGTTCCGTTATCCGTCAGAAGCTGCAGGTCATAGCTCTGGCCGAGCCGGATGCCGCTGAGCGTACCCGGGAACCGGGCCTCGGCCACGCTGTCGCCTTCCGCCGCCGCAGTGGCGGACATGCCGGTGACAGTGCCGTAACTCGCCAGCGCGCCGACACCGGTTCCTTGTGACGTGCTCTGACCCGTTCCGATCGACCAGGCTGTGCGGTCATCAACACGGATCTCGCGGATCGCATCCACAGGCCCGTGACAGAGCGCCAGATGCGCCCCAAGCGAATAGCGGTAGCCGACGGTTTGCGACTTCGAACGACCGCCCATTCTAAGTCTCGCTCGCGGTGCGCGCGGCGCGTTTCTCTGCCTCCGCAATCACACGGAATGCCAGCGCGTCGCCGGTGGCAGCCAGCACTTCGGCAGGCAACCCATCTGCGAGGAAGGCCTGCCAGTCGAGACCATGGCGGCGAAACCACGGCCGCGCGCCTTGAAAGCAGAGCCGGGAGGCGCGCAAGTCCTGCACGGTGACAATCAAATCTTCGCTCATTTCTTGCCGCCCTTCTTGCGGATCGGATCTACCTTGAGGTCCCCGGCCCAGACGACATTCGGGCCACGCAGCAGCATCGTGCCGAAGACCACAGGGATCGGACGGCCTTCCTCGGCAGTCGGCAGGTCGAAATCATCGAGCCCGGCGGCTTTCGGGGCCTCGACCTTCGGCTTGGGCGACAGCGCATAGGAGATCGCCGTCAGCACGAGGCTGGCGACGATCTGGACGACGAAATTCCAAACCATGATGGGTTCTCAACTGAGGGTCAGACGATGCTGGTGCCGCCAAACGGATTGCGGCCGGGAATGTCGGGAAAGCCGCCGAAGTTCAGGAGATTGCCGAACTTGGCCTTGCAGGTGTCGCGCCGCAGATCACAGCCGGGGGCGATCTCGACGAGCGCCAGGGCTTCGGGATCATCAATGGCCGCCTCCAGATCGGGCATGCGGCCGGAAAGCGTCAGTGCATCTCCGACATGCCCAGCGATGAACCCCAGAAGGCCCGCGTGGCGCAGAACCCCGCCTCGGAACCAGCCGTTCGGCAGCAACGCTGCCTCGGAGATCGTGATCGTCAGGCCCTGATGCGCGCTCGCCGTGCCGCCCACGAAAAAGGTCTCGATGTCGAGGCGGCAGCCCCGGGAATAAAGCGCATGACGACAAAGCCGCTGGTATTTGGCGCGGACGCCCTCGCGACGCATGGTTGTGAACAGAGATTCACAGCGAAGGGTGATGCGCCGTCCCTCGACCCGGGCCGATACGACCCGGCCCTTCCAATGCGCGACCACCTCCGTTGGCACCTGCTCGTGCCCACGGAAGATGGTGAGCGTTGTGACAGCTCGGCCGCGAGGTCCGAGATAACGGCGGGCGAAGGGATCAGAGAGCGGAAAGGTGACGCTGAGATCAACCCGGCGGGGATCGCTGCTCTGGACGACGGCCCCGTGTGAGACGGCGGAAGCTTCCCAGGTCAGGTCCTCCGTTTCATCCGCGATGGCCCCTACTGGCGAGGTCCAGATCGCTGTGCGGCTGGTGATCCGCCAGACCTGATCGCCTTCGGCGAAGAGATACAGGAAATACGGCCGCCCTTCGGCGGTCGATGTCTCGGCAAGATCATAGGTCATCCGGGTATCTCGATCAGGTTAGCCGCGAACTCGGAGCGATTGCCGAAATGCTCCAGTTCGATCCGGTCAGTATCAAGCCGAACCTTCGTGAGGAGATGGATCGGTGTTGTGATGGGAATGCTTTTGCCCGATGCCGCGATGGTCAGCCGGATACCAAGCGCGTCATAGACGGCGTTTGTGATCTCGCGGAACACCGGGCCAGAGGCGATATCGAACATCACATGCCGTCCGATCCAGACGCCGGGATCGGCGGTGGCTGCCACGACGAAAGACGTGGCCGAGGACATGACCGGTGCCTGCAGGACCAGTTCACGTCCCCAGGTCGGAAGCCAGAAGGCACGTTGGCGGCCACGCAGGGAATGCACCCAGCGGCGGCGCGTCCAGCGGGCCGCGCCCCGGTCGACGAGGGTGATCGTTGACCGCCGTTGGATATGGGTCAGAACGGGTTCGATCACGATGGGACCAAAGCCGTTGTCGATGTATTCGACGGATCGCGCGATGCTCTCCGCCAGCGGCTGGCGGAGCACCGCCGGATCGGTCAGCACAGCCAGACCGAGGTGGGTCGGATAGCTGCTTGCGACCAGTTCGATCCCATCTTGCAGCGTGAAAGACGCCGCAACCGTCCCCAGCCCCTGGCGGCGACGATCAATCTCGATGGGTCGCGTCAGGATCCCGGTGCCCACCGGGGCCACAATCGGATGTGCAAGGGTCACGCCCGCAGGCCCGGCCAGCTCCAGCCTGTCTGGCAGGACCGCGCTGACCTCGACGAGAAATGCCTCCCCGCCGTCGGCAGCGATGACGGCCTGTCCCTGTGCTGCGAAGAAACCCTCGCTCGTGTCGACGAACACAGTCAGGTCGGCAGCATTGATCGGTGCCGTCGCCGGGCGCGCAAGATGCCAGAGCGGGACCGTCCACTTATCGACCGATCCGGCCCGGGCAAACTCGGCAGCGTGTGCGAGGCCACCCGCATTGAGAAAATGCGTGAGGGTCAAAATCGACCGCGGTACGGTGCGCAGCGCAATCCGCTGTTCCGCCGCCTCGGTGATCAGAGTGTCGGTGTTCCATTCCAGCACTTCGGTCACCGGCTGGCGCACTGCGAAGGGCCAAAGCCTAGGCATCGAGGCCTCCCCGGTTGCGCCGGATCACGTTTACGATCAGCCGCTCGCCCGCGGGCGTTGCGAGGTAATCGCCGACAATGGAGGGATCGAGCACGTTGACGATGCGTGTCGCAGATTGCGTAGCCTGACCATCGCCGTTCGTCTCAACCCCGAGCCGACCACCGCGACCACGGCGGAGCGGTAGAATGGCTTCCGGGCCTGCTTCGCCCATCAGCCCAATGCCGCGTGCAAAGGGAAACACGGTTGGCCGTGAGACCACGCCACCCGAAACCACCCCACCGCTGGCAAAGGCTGTGATCTCGCCCGCCTGCCCAAAGGCACCGCCGCGTGCGAAGGCACCGCCCATGCCGAACAGACCACCAAGGGCGCTGCCGAGCCAGCCAAAGAGACCGCCACCGCCACCGCCCGCCCCGGAGAGCGCCCGGAAGAGCGCGTCCTCAATCGGCTTGAAGGCGGTATCGATCAACCGGTTGGCAAGGTTCTGCGCGATCCCGGATACCGCGCTCGCGAAAGTCTGCCAACTGAGCTCCCCTGACTTCAGCGCCTCCTTGATCGGGCCGGTGATGTCCTGCGCCAGTCCCCGTGCGATCTCCCGCGTGCGCTCGACCGCCGCCCCTGCGGCATCCCAAGACTGTCGCGCAACATCGGCGGCGCTTTGCAGCGCGCTTCCGGCACGACCAGCAGCGGCCGCTGTTTCATCGAGGGCGGCGGCAGGTCCGCCAGCCTCGTCTTCGGCCAAGGCCGCATCAAAGCGATCCGCAGCCAGTGTCGCCCCGTCGAGCGACGTCTCTGCCTCGGTTCCGGCAGCACGCATTGCCGTGCCCAAAGCCCCAAGAGCTTCCAGCGGCTGCAGGGCCCCATCTGCGAGCGTCGCGGCGGTTTGCCGCCAGGCCTCTGCTGAGACGGCAGCATCGGCAGCTGCACCCATTAGACCCAGATCCGGAACGGCCAACGGGTTGTCGGCAAACGCACTGGCAAATGCGTCCTGCGCCGCAGTGGCCGCCTGGGTCGCAGCACCCGCAAACCGGTTCTCGAGCTGTCCCAGATCGAGATCGGCGATCAGGCCGATCCGTCGCTCAACGCCGAGCGCTTCAAGACCGGCGTTCACGCCCCCGATGAAACCATTGATCCGGGAGACGACGCCGTTCAGCATCGCCTCGACACCTTCGATCAGGCTGTTCGCCGCCTGAAACGCGAGATCACCTATGGCGGCAGGCAACAGCCCCCAGACGGCCTTGATCGCCTCGAATGCCCCCTCGAAACTGTTCACGGCGGCATTCGCAAATCCAACGACGCCCTCGAGCGCGCCCTGCATCGCGGTGGCGGAAGCGGCCTGCACATCGGCAAATGCCGCCATCGCAGAGGCTGCAAAGCTGCCGGCCCCCATCTTGATCCGCTCCCAGACCTCGCTCACGAGGTTGCCCAGCAGAGCCATGGCGTTACCAAAACCGCCCGCTCCGGAGACAAGCTGGCCGAACTGATAGATCAATTCACCTGCGCCAACGATCAGCGCCCCGATGCCGGTGCGGATCAATGCGCCACGCATCACGACCAACGCCGTCGCCAAGCCGCGGACGGAAATCGCCGCAGCTACCATTCCGGCCACCCAGCGCCCCGCCAGGAGGGCCGCGAAGGTCGCGGCGTAGGTGCTCAGACGGCCGATGTTATCGAAGAGCCCCCTGATCGCAATCCCGAGTGGCCCGGTGCGACTGGCCACGGACGCCATGGCATTTGCGACAGCCTCGAGCGCGGGGGCTGCGGCAACCGCCAACTGGTTCGACAGCCCGCGCCAGACGAGGCCAAGGCGCGAGATCGCATCATTTGTCCGCTCGATCTGGTCGGCATCCTGTTCGGAGACAACGACACCGAACGCAAGGACGTCCTCGGTCGCCTGGCGCAAGGTCGCCGTGTCGATCCGGCTCATCGCGATCGAGCCTTCCTCACCGAAAAGCTGACCGGCAACGGCGGCGCGCTCGGCGACCGGCACGAACGCCTCGATGGCGGCGTTGATCGCCCCCACCCGCTGGTCCAGTGGCAGGGCAATCAGGTCGGTGGCAGACAATCCCAGCCGCTCCAGCGCGTCGGCGGCTGGACCTGTCCCGGCAGCCGCCTGGCTGAGGCGGCGTGTCAGATCTTTCGTCGCCTGTTCGATCCCGGACATGGAGACACCGGCCAGTTCGCCCGCGCGCTCAAGGGTTTGTATCGAAGCGACCGTCGTGCCCAGCGACTGGGCGAGCTTCGCCTGCGCATCGACCGTCTGCAGGCCGGAGCGGACCATGGCCACGCCCGCAGCCGCAGCGGCGGCCACTGCAGCGGCTGCAGCCACAGCGACACGCCGGGAAAACGCCGCGAGGCGGGCATTCGCCGCTTCCATCTCCCGGCTGAGACGACCGAAGCCACGCGCGCCGGCTTCGCCGACGCCTTCCAGTTCGGCGCGCACCTGCCGTCCGCCCACGGCCGCGAGGCGGACGCTGACCCTCTTCTCAGCCATTGGAATGATCCATCTGTTCGTTTAATTTGGTCACCATCACCGCTTCGACGACAGGCAGTAGTTCGGCCATAGCCAGAGGCGGGATGCCGAGGGCATCACCAAGTGCCAACGCTGCCGACATGTCCCAACCGATCACAGCACCAGGGAGCACACGCAGCTGACCGCCGAGGCGGCCGACCAGGTCCCAGACCTGCCAGCCTTCAAATGTGATGGGTCGGTTCAGCCGCGCCGGGCAGTCTTTGCACGCCGCTTCGCAACTGGCGCAGTACCGCTCGCCCCCGCCGAAGGACCATTCGGCGAGAGCGCTGAGACGTTTTTTTCCTGTTCCAGCAGCAGACCCTTGGAGACGTAGGTCAGCTGGAAAGCCTCGAAGATCGGCCAGATGTCGAGAAGCGCGTCGATGGCGTCCGGGCTCGGGTCGATTGGATTGCCGTCCGTGTCCCCGATGCCCTCCCAGGCGAACACCGCACGCCGCGCCAGCGCCTTGGCGAAGGCGACGGCGCGTTCCTCGTCAGACGCCTCCTCGGGGACCGCCTCCACAGCGGTGTCGCTGCGCGTTGCAACCATCAGCGCCGTGGTCAACGGGCGCAGCTGCAGCCGGACGCCCGGCGCGAGATCATGCCAGCGCGGCTGGTTCGTCAGATCGAGCGTCAGCATCAGTACACCTCAATGTCGTTGATCAGGGTGGCGGTGCACATCCGCCCGACCAGACTGTCGCGCGCCGCCTGCCAGTCGAAGGTGGCCTGCACGCCCTGAGGCCCGGAAATCTCGATCCGTGGGCGCGGCAGGTAAACGGCGTGCACGGTGAAGGTGAAGCTCTCGCCAGACGGCAAGACATAGGCGAATTCGAGCTCGCAGGGATCGCCATTTATGGCCTGTGTCACCAGCGTCTGATCGGCGAAGCGCACTTCGATTGAGCCGGTCAGCGCCGCAATGGACGGGTCCGCCCCATCAATGCGGCCGTCCGACCGGATGGTCTCGATCCGGTCGAGGTTGTTGGCATAGGTGATATCGGCCGAGACCACGTTGCCGAGAGCCGACCCGTTGCGCGTGATCGCTCCGTTGAAATGGCCAAAGCGCTGTAATTCGAGAGCGGCAGGTGTGCCTGCGCTGGTCGTCGTGCCCACGGTCTCGCCCTGCGCCACCAGCCGCGCTGTCGCGGTCAGCAGCCCCGAACGTTGCATCTGCCAGTTGATCTGGTCGAGCACACAGCCGGAATACATCGCGTAGCGCGGCACCTCGGACATGCCGGTCTCGATGGACATGCTGGGCAGCGTCCAGGACCCCGACTGAAACTCGTGCGTCCAGGGACCAGTCCCGGTCGTGGTCGGATCGCCAAAGGCTGCCTTCAGCCAGAACCCGAAGGCCTCCGCGTCGAGCGGCACCACGACATCGCCATCCGCCGTCACTGCATCCTTGATCGGTGCCAGCGGATCGCGGCCGTAGCCCAAGAGTTCTGAATTGAGCAGCGGCTGCTCCGCGCCCAGCGAGGTGCTGGCGAAGGGCATCTTCGTGAAGCCGCCCACGGGCGGCGTTCCATAGGTCGTCTCGAACGCAAGCGCCATCTGCGCCCGCGCACCTTGGGCTCGTGCCATTGTGTTCTCCTCGGGTTTTCGGGTTCAGGCCAGCGGGTCGGCCGCGGAATAATGCAGGATCACCGGGATCACCGCCGCCTTCAGGCTGGCTGCACCCTCTATGGGCAGATCGACCGGCCGCGGCGCTTCCGCCTCGATCCAGTCGCAGAGTCCGCCCAGAGTGCGGTCCGCCGAAATCGCCGCGCCAATGCTGGCGCAGAGGGTGTCGAATGTGGCGTCACGGGCTGCATCCTGCACGACCGCCTCGATCTCGGCCCGATGCTGGTAGTGATATCGCAGGGGCGACAGCGTGACCTCGGGCTCCCCCGGCTCGCCATCGCGCAGGATCAGCAGGCCAGCAGCGGGCACGCGCTCGGGAAGCACCTCACCGCGCAGGGTGGTGGCGGGCAACGCCGAAAGCCGAGCGTGCAGCGCGGCGAGGATGGTTTCGCGGGGGGTTGGCATGATTAGAAACCTTTACTTCGCTCCACCAAAAGAGGTTAGAGTTGCCGGAAACGAACTTTCAGCGGTGTTCAAAATGGCTGACGATCCTAAAATCTTCACGGTCAGACACGCGACGACGTGGCAGGAAGCCAAGCACATACTAGAGGAATACAGCCAACATTTTGTTTTCAGGGGGCAAGGCGATGCAAGCTGGGAACTCGCTACCTCTCTTGAGAGAACAACCTTCTTTGCGAAGTCATACCACGTGGAAGACGACTTCATTCGAGATTTCATGCGGGCAGCCGGCTGTTTTCCAGAGCTAAGCAACCCTGCCTTGCAC